CTGTAAGAACCTGCGTTTAAGAGACCGTGGCCACGGCTTCGACTATCGAAAGCGCAGCATGTCAGGTTCAAGAGTCGCCGTTTAACGACTCCTTAAGTCCGCTAGGCCTTGCCTATGGACTTGATGCCTATGTAGGTAAGCCAATGGCTACACTCATAGGATGCGGCAGGAATGAGAAACCTTCTCATCTGTCTGGCCGGATCCGGGCACAGTACCCGGACCTCGCGCCTGATGTGTGCGATAAGATCGCACACAAGCGTATGTCGTCACTGAAGCGAGTGACGAACTGCGTGGAGGCGATCAAGGACAACTTGATCACCTCGAGTCCGGAACAGATAAGATCTTTCCCGGACTCTCCAGAATATAAGAAGCTTATACACTGGGCGTACTCGAAGGCTGCTCATAGCAGCGATCGGGTCACTAAGGAGTGGAAGCGGTTCGCTGCACTCATTAAGCATCGGTCGGTTCAGTCATTGACTGAACCACCCGAGTTGCCCCAGGATTTTCCTGGGTACGGCTCCACGTGGACTGACGCCACGAAACTTCCGCCATTTTGGCGGAAGCTCACTCCATGGTTGGTACCAATCATGGAGGGAGGATGTGCAACCAAGGTAGAAGCTACCAGGGTCCAGCACTTGGTCACCAGCAGGAATTTTCCTGCTGGTGGCCGTCAGACAAGGGAAGAGTCTTTGTACAAGCATGCAAAGACTCTGCACTCCACCTGTCATGTGTCCGCAACGCGACAACAAATTATTGCGCGACTATCTTACCTAATAGGTAAGCAGACAAAAGGTTTCTGTGACCAAGCAGGTTATACCTCGCTTGGTCACACGTCGTTGACGTCTAATGCTTCATTAGACTCTACGACGGACATGGGCGGACGGGCCGCCGAGGTCGGAATGAAATTCCGATCTTGGCTTACCCACGTCTCGGACCAGGACGTTTTAGAAACGACCTGGTTCGGCAAGTCCTACTGGCTAAAAGCCGGTAGGCCTAGATGGCAAACCATGTGTAGAGACAGTCTCTACCATGAGGAGCACCACGAGGCCGGCGAAAGCGACGACCGCGTGGACCTCGATTTTGAAAACTTCAAACTCGAGGATCCGCTGTACGGATTGGACCATTGCACCGGTTATCAACTGCTGCAATGGTCAATCGAAGAGGGCCTAAAACAGAAGCTGTTGTTAGGCTCCCCGTACTATAGCGAAAACGACATGCTTCGCATGTCTGGCTGGCACCCGTCAATACGAGCGTCGGCTATAGGTGAACCCGGGGCAAAATGCCGCGTGGTCACAGTGGGGGAGGACTGGCTGACAATGTTATTGCAGCCGTGGTCCCACCACGTGATAGGTGCTTTAAGAAACCACCCATCGGCAACCTCTGGTCTTACCAGAGGTTGGCAACTCTTTGAGTACGTGAAGCGACAGGGAAATACCTGTGCTCCACCGAAAGGCGACCGCTACTTCTTAAGTAGCGATCTTACTACGGCGACAGATTTCTGTACGCACGAGTATAGTCAAGCAATGCTTGACGGCCTTCATAGAGGACTGGAACGGGATTCTGACCCGTACTTCAGTCTGTGTTCTCGGCTGCTTTGCAGCCCGAGAATCTATGAGTCGGATGGTAGTGAGAACTACCGTGCGAGAAATAGAATCAATGATTCTCATTTCTTCGACAAACCGACCACCCGGGGCATCTTAATGGGTGACCCGGGCGCGAAAATAGTCTTGACTATGCACAACCTTTGTGCAGAAGCCGAAGCGTATCTTCGCCACGTCTATGACCTCATAGACGCGACAGACGAAGAGTTTCTCTTCCGTCTGTCTGGCATGAACGGCTTCCCACCTTCAAAGTGGAGGTGGTTTGCCTGTTCAGGGGACGACCATTTTGGTCAGGGCCCGCGCCGTTACCTTTCTCGAATTTCGAGAAACCATGATTTAAACGGAATGTCCGTATCATGGCCGCAGAACTTCTTAAGTTCGCGTGGTGGTTTCTACTGTGAGGAGATGCTCCTCACGGTAGGACTGCATGATGGACACATCTGGCAGAGGAAAGGTCCTCTGCGGGAAGTGCCATATGCAGAACAGCCTCACATCGATTCGATGAAAGTGAGGCTCTTCTCCCCCGCTGCTAAGGAGCACGAGGGAAAAGATGAGCCAAACCCTGCCATTGGCAAGGCTCGCCAGATGCATGGCATGCTGGCCTGGCTCGGAGGAGGGTTTGAATCAATGATTCCCCTCTTCAGCAAACGTTGGGAGCAACGGATGGAAGGGTTCCTTCCAGCCGATCTTGCGTTCAGATACCTTCCAGTCTCACTGGGAGGTATTGAAGCTCCTGCCTACCATCGGTCGAGGACCGATCTGAAGGCGGCATTCGAGGCATTGCCTCAGAATGTTCTCTGGTCCATCAACTCAGTGGTTGTTGGATCCGCCACGCATATGCTTCGGCGCGTTGTCGCGAGTTTCGCGACCAACGCACGGGCACGTGGTATTTCCCAGGATTCGATCGAAGATCAAATCAGGGAGACTCTACTCAACGTCGGTCTTACCCGTGGAGTAGATGACGAGGGCTTGTTAGACAAGTGCCTCGTCAAGGGTTGGCTCGATCCCAATGGGACCGAGGACCCGTTCCTCGTCTGGAGAAATCTCCGGTACAAGGACAAAGCTGCATACGCAAAGCGTCTGCGGCTTGTGGACGTCAATGAGGCAATTGACCTCATCGGCCGTCCGTACCTCTTCCGTGATCTCTTATTTCCGGAAGTTAGCCTACGGCACGGGATAGACCCGTACCGCTCCAAGAGCTACGAAGCGCAGTCTTGGAAGGCGAGGCAGGACAAGTACTACGAAAATGTTTCGTGGAACTTGCCAACCTCAGACACGAGTTTGACTCGTACTGAGATGAGTGCACTAGTGACCAAGCTGGTCGATTGGTGCATTGAGGGAAAACCCCTCAATATCCCCAGGGAAGTATATTTCTTCCCTGAAGAGGTAGTGGTTCACAAGAAGCTTGCGACCCTACGTGTCCCGCTCTAGCCATTGGCGGAGCAGGAACTTTCGGGATAGTGGTAACCGGTTTACGAAGCCGTAGCCACAACGGGTGGGCACCATCCCTGGTGTTTTCCTTTACAG